CGCGCTTACCATGGGCACCAGCGTCTGTTCAAGGTAAGCGCGATCCTAATCCCCACTGCAATTCTCACCGCTGTAGCCCTCAACAAATTGAGACAACCTGCTGTCACGGTAAGAACCTTAAACCAATTGCAGATTGGAAGTGCGCTTCTGTCGACGCTAGCAGAGCAGATGGAAAGTGCAACGCAACGTATGTCACAAAGGTTTTTGAGCCCCCTGTCAACGGCGGTTCAAAACCTTATGTGATGCGCGATTGCGTCCATAATGAAGAGATCGGCTTACGAAATCGATATCTCCGAGACATCGGTCAACCTGAGAGCTACGACACAGCCCTAGTTGATGAAATTCTCGTTGAACTCGCCGGTCTCATCAAACAACAGAATGGTGGTGCACTGCTTGAAATACCCACCTTACATGAGTTCTATGAGAGTCGTACGGGGCACTCCAAACAACGCCTCGGAAAAGCTTTACAAACGGTTGCGGACACTGGTTTCGATCCCCTTAAGTGTTCCAAAATCAAAGCCTTCATCAAGAATGAAAAATATTCACTTGATGAACTCACTGACCCCGAATCACAAATTAAAGATCCTCGAATCATCATGGGTAGGGACCCACGGTTTGGCTTGATCTATGGGCGCTTTACAACAGCCTTAGAGAAAATAGTCAAACACGTCAAAGGTTTCGACAAAGGAGACACCTTCTTTGATATGGGAAAGTTCATTGAAGAACACCCATCTGAAATCTGGTCTTACTACTATGACGATGCTTCTAAGTTCGAATCCTCTCAGAGGGAAAAACTTTTGAGGCATGTCGAGTGTGGTTTGATGAAATTGATCCTCAAGCCTGAGGATTATCAGGAGTTCATGCGCTGCTTTGAAGTCAAGATGATCAAACAAGGGTTTACCAGACATGGACTGGAATTCCTTTTCTACGCTTTGAGATGCTCGGGCGAATTTGACACTTGGCTTTTCAACACCATCCTAAACTGGGTTGCCCACCGCTATTTCGAAAAGAAAAACAAAAGCGGCAACATCGATTTCATTACAACTGGAGACGATGGGGTCGGGGCTCATTTGCGTAACAAAAAGATGACTTTAAACACCTTTCCGGAGTTTGGGTTTGATTGCACGCTCGAGTTCGTTAGGAGTCCGACGGATTTGGAATTTTGTTCAAGCAAATTTGTTGAGTACTACCCAGGAAAATGGATGTTGTGCCCCAACATCCCTAAGCTTTTGCGCAATATAGGTTTTTTGATTAATCCCGATTTCAACAACTGTATCGGGCATTACTACTATTCTCTGGGTTACATGTACCGAATCATGTTCCCAGGCTTCCCATTTTTTGACCAACTTTCCAAATTTCTGATGAACATCACTCAGAACAAACGTGTGCGGTTTGTTCAAGTTGAACATCTAAAATACTTGAACCCCATGTATGTTGAAGTTTTCAAAAATGGTAAAACAACCGTTGAGTTTTCAGAGAAACTTTTTAAAATCGGAATTCAGATGGCTTACTCCCTTTTGCCCTCTGAATTGGACCACGTCTATGATTACTTCAACACAACCGAAGTGGACGTTTCGCATCGCGACAACAGGTTCAACAAAAAGGGGGCCTCCGCTCCAACATTTTCTGCTGCGCAATGCCAGTTTGTTCAAGAGAGGATGGACGCTTCCATGATCATTTCCCTTCCGAACGTTTTGAGTTTCGTCAAGCGTCTCAAAGAGGATCCTTTGTTCAAGAGGAAGCAAAAGCAGGAAGCGGGTCGTCGGTCTCCACCAGCGCCCAAACTTGCTGATTGCTAAAGCCCTGCGGGGCAGCACTTTAAAATAAAAATACCGCGGGACCTGTTTGGGTCCATTTGTGCTGC